AAGCGGATGGTATCAGTCACATCATCGGCACGTCGGGCAATGAGGCGCACCAGAACGGGCGCGCCGCCGTCGGCGACATAGACCGCATCGCGCCCTATGTTGTGATCGGCGAAGAGCGCGCCGACAGCAGCGGCAAAGGCCGACATCACGTCCGCCGCGCCGAACGCAGCACCTGCGGGCGGGTGCAGATCGGCAGCGGGTTCGACTCAATCTCCAAGCGCACCCATTCGTCGCGATCCCGGTCGGGGATCATCCGCGCGTAGAGCGGCTGGCCCAGCGTGTTGACCGTCTCGAAGGTATCAGCGGGGGCGTAGTAAATCTCGAACAGCCCCTCGACGCCTTCAGGATAAAAATAGGCTTTGTCGGTCGGCACGCCAAATCCGAGGCCGCCACGGTAGCGGTGAAAGCTGATGCCGCCAAAGCTGACCGCTTCCCCGACACGGCCCCGCAGATCAGCTGCGGCCGCCGTGTTCAGATAGGTCTCGCGCACTTCCTTGTGGGCGACAAGATCAGCAAAGAAGGCCGAACCGCATTCGGCGCGAAGTTGCACCTGTCCAGCGGCGAGCCCGCCAAGACTGTCCTCAACAGTTTCGATCAGGGCTTGGCAGCGTTTGCGCAGCGCCCCCGAGCCGGGGGTGGCATTGTCGAGGTCAAAATCCACTTCCGCCGCAGGCGCGATTCCAAACTCGGTGTAGTAGTTGATCACGGTCGCACCGTCCTTGGGGTCTTTCACCACCCCTTGAATCCCGTTGAAGAGATGGAACTCAAAGGTGGCCTCAGCGTCATTCCTGAGCCGCGCCATCTTGCGCGCCACCTCTGCTTGCACCTGTTGAGTTGCGGTTTCCGAGCCAAAGTCACGGATGCCCTGGATCTCTGAGGCCCAGAGCACATCCTGCTTTTTAAACTGTCGGCAGACAAAGGCCCGCATGTCGCGCCGTTCAGGGACCTGTTGTTCGTAAGCCGAGCCGCGCTCCGAGAACGGGATCAACGACAGCGTGCCATTGCGGCTCTCAATCATAATCGTACGCGCCCGCACACCGCGCGCGCCAAACAGGTTTGCCCCTGACAAGATTGCAGGTTTGAAGGGGATGTTTTCGAGCGCGCGGGTCAACTCGATGATGCTGAAGGCGTCGCCTTCAAAGATGTCCATGGTGGCCATGAGCCGACCTCCTATTCAGGTGGGGATGATAGATCTGCGCCGATCGCTCAGCGCAAAATGATGCCAAAGGCTGCCAATGCCGTGATGGCAGCGTTGATCTGCGCCTCAGTGGCGCCCTCGGGCAGGATGATCTCGTGGCGGTTCACGATGGCAGGGCCGCGCAAGATCACCACGCTGGCCGCGTCGGCGTCCGTTGCATCGATCGCAGCCCAGAGGATGCCTGCCGCGTTTTGGCTGCCATTTGTAGCTGCAGGTGCGAGGCCGGTGTATTTACCACCCGTGGTGATTTTGCCGAGCACTGTGCCGGGGGCAAGTTTGCCCGCGCCAGAGGCGACTGTAATGGTTTCGCGGGTATAATCGCGCAGCACTTCCCAAACTAGGAAGCCGCCCGGATGTGGGCCTTCAGTGAGCATGGTCATGCAAGTTTATCCTTTCAACTTGAAGGTGCGGGCGATCACATCGCCCCAGGGATGGGTGGAACTTGCTCGGCCCGGCTGGGCATGGGCGCTGCTGATATCAGGATCGGTATCGGCCTTTTCGGCCAGAAGGGCTGCGCGAATGTCATCAAGACCTCTGTCCTCTTCCAAGAACCGTACCGCCATTTGCGGCTGACCGGCGAGGCGGCACAGATCAATCACAGCGCGCGAATGCGCGATGGCCTCTGCGCGGATGGCGCTGGCGTCGGGAGCAGTGTTGGCAACTCCAACAGTGCTCCGTCCCTCAGAGGGGGGAGCTGGTTCTGGACCCAGATCAAAAGTCTTGTCAGCCGCAAGAGTTTCTGGTTCGGGCGCGGGTTCCGCGTCTGGACCTGCTTCAAGGTGAGCCCCAGCAGCTTCGACGCTCTCATTGCGTTCCGTAACGGTGGAACCGGACTCACGCGACAGCGGATCGCTGATCTGAATACCGTCGTGACTATCAACAGTTTCACCCACTCCAGCCTCTGCCGCCTCGACGGCCTCGACAAGCACTGGCGGTGCATTACGGAAGCGCCCGATGTCGAAGCTGGCGGCAATACGGACTGGCTCTGCCATCCGCGTGGCCAGTCCCAGATCCAATGCATCCTGCGCATCGAACCACGTCTCAGCGGCCATCAGCGCTGCAATTTCAATCTCGGGCTTGCCAGATTTTGCGGCATAGCCCCGGGTCATGCTGCCCGCGATCTTGTCCAGTGTTTCGGCCATCCCGCGCATGTCAGCGGCCGTGCCCATGACAAGGCCGGAAGGATCATGAATCATCAGGAAAGCATTCTCAGGCATGATGATCTCGTCACCTGCCATGGCGATGTAGCTGGCAGCCGAAGCCGCAATGCCGTCGATCCAGACTGTGACTGTGCCGGAATGGCGTTTGATCGCGTTGTAGATCGCAACGGCATCGAAGACCGACCCGCCCGGGCTGTTCAGCCGCAAGGCCAGAGGCGTGGCATCCGGCAACGCGCCCAGTTCCGCCAGAAACCCCTTTGCCGAGACGCCATCGGCCCCGATCTCGTCATAGATCCGCACTTCCGCGCCCTCCGCTTGGGTTTGGGCTTGGGCGCGGATCACTGGCGAGCACCAGCCCGAGTGCATCGAGCTTGGCATTTGTGGCGGCGATCTCGGCCAGCACCGCGTCGGGGTTGCGGCCCTGCCGGGCGATCACCTCGGCCAGCGTCATGGTGCCGGACCGGATCGACAGCAGGTTGGCCATCGCGTCCTTCTGCGAATCGTGCAATTATTTTGATGGCTGCGATAAGATGCTCTGGCACTCATGCGCAAAAGGAGACTTCACTCTCATGAAAACAAACTTTGAAAATGCCTTGGCGCCAATGCCAAAGCCCGTGGCTGATTTTTTTCTTGACATTAAGCAACACCCTGACTACGATTGTGCCGCATTGAAAATCCAAATGACAATTCACTTTCGAGGCAGCAAAGTTGGTGGTTTGAATCGCGGGTCAAGTGAATGGTATTTTTCGCGTGTTTTTGTAGCTGATTGTGGTGGCATCGAAAAAGTTGAGCGACACGGTTTTAAAAAAATGCTGAAAAGACCAGATCACGAGTACTGGGGCAGAAGCGGTGCCGGGTCAGTCAATGCGTTTCGCATTGCCTTAGGCGAACTGACCGGCGTTCGGATATAGTCTACACGTGCGTAAACAATCAGCCCCGGTTCGAATTGCTCGACGCGGCGGCGGAACTCGACCAGTTCGGCGCGCAGGCTGGAATAGTTGGCCTGACGCACATCGCCGGTGACAAGATGATAGGGCAGCCCCAGCGAGGCCGAGACCGACAGCAGCGTGCGGTATTGGAATGCTTCATAGCCGCCACCGACATCGGCGGGGGTGGAGAATTTCACATCCTCGCCGGGCAACAGCACCTGCAACGTGCCGGGTTCCAGACTGACGGTTGCACCGCTGTCGTCGGTCGCCTCGATCTCGCCCATCAGCTGCTCTTCCGGAGCCGTCTTGGTGATGAAGCCCGCGAACATCGCCGCCGTCTTCTTCCGGTCCAGTTCGGCATCGTCATACTGGTCGAGCAGGAACAGACGCACCATGGCGGGTGCCACATGCGGCAAACCCCGGATCTGACCCGCATCGATGGGCCGGTAGATGTGCAGCACGTCCTCGGCCGGAACACGGACCGTCTCGGACGTGAACATACCCTGATCGGTGCTGTCGCCGGGATGGCGACGGCGGAAGTGATAAGCTTGGCGCCGCCCGATGGCATCAAACTCGATCCCGCAGCGGATGCGATTGCCGTTTGCGGCGGTTTCGGTTTTCTCGAAGGGCAGCATTTCCGATTGCAGCAGTTGCAGCTGGATCGGCACCAGCAAGCCGTCTTCTGCCCGGCGCGGCCGCAGCCGGACGAAGCATTCGCCCGCGACGAACATCTCGCGCGCCACCATGGCTTGCAGACCGTAGAAATCGGTCAGCCCGTCCGCATCCGCCTCGTCGGTCTATGCGAGCCACAACCGCTGGACCTGATCGCGCAAAGCTGGATCCTCGATCAGCGACGACGGCTTGATCCCGTCGCCCACGAGGTTCGACGCAAAGGCTTCACAGGCGTTCGCCGCATAGCCATTGGTGACAACCAACTCGCGCGACCGCGCCAGCAGACGCGGGCCGCCGGAAGCGACCAGCGAGTTGATGTTTTCCATCGGCGGTTGCCAGCCCCGCAGCCGCCGCTGCGACATAGCCCCTTCCAGCCTGGCATGCACGGCTGTGGGGCCGCCGGTTCCCCGGCGGCGGAATGCATTGAGCCAGCCCATGCGCTACAGCCCCTTGGTGGTGATCACGCGCACCTGCCGGATGATTTTACGCCCTTCAGCTGTCGCGATTTCGCGGTCCAGCACCTCGATGGCCCGGTC